ACGGATTACGCCATAAACTTCACTTACATTGCATCGACACATGTTAGTGCAACTGTGGCTGGCTCAAGTGCTACGTTTACCTTTCTATCTACATCCCAAATAAGATTGGCTACAGCACCAGCATCAGGAGCTTTGATAGTTCTTAAGCGAACTACACCAGTCACTGCTTTAGTTGACTTTGCAGACGGCTCTACTCTCTTTGAAGCTGACTTAGACCTGAGCGCACAACAGAACAGGTTCATTGCTGAGGAAGCCTCAGACACTGCTAATGATGCAATGATACTTGATGGAGCAGACAATAAGTTTGACGCAGATAGCAAAGTCATCAAAGACGTTGCTAACCCAACAGCCGACCAAGATGCTGTTACGAAACACTATTTAGAAAACACTTGGCTCTCCACCACAGATAAAGGTAACATAACGACAGTTGCTGGTATCGCAGGGAATGTAACTTCAGTAGCTGGTAATGCGACTAATATTAATGCTGTTAATGCTAATAGCTCCAATATTAATACCGTTGCAGGAAACAATACCAATATTACTACGGTGGCTGGTGCTAATTCTAATATTACTACAGTGGCAGGAATTTCATCGGCTATTTCAACGGTTGCTACAAATGTTGCAAACGTAAATACGATTGCCTCTGATGTTGCTAAGGTGATTGAAGTTGCCAATGATTTACAAGAAGCAACCTCTGAGATTGAAGTAGTCGCTGACAATATAGCCAATGTGAATACTGTCGGTGGTATATCAGCAAATGTTACAACAGTAGCTGGGGTATCATCAGATGTTACAGCAGTAGCTGGTAATAACTCTAATATTACGAGTGTGAATAGTAACAGTTCAAATATCAATACAGTTGCAGGTATTAGTGGAAATGTGACCACCGTTGCAGGAGTAGCAAGCGATGTTACTTCAGTAGCTGGAATATCAAGCAATGTGACTTCGGTAGCAGGAAACTCGACAAATATTAATGCCGTCAATTCTAATTCTAGTAATATCAATACAGTTGCAGGTGCGGCCACAAATATTAATACAAATGCTACAAATATAAGTTCAATCAATACTAATGCGACCAACATAAGTGCAATCCAAGGAGCGAGTACAAACGCTTCAAATGCCGCTTCAAGTGCTACTGCGGCCGCCTCAAGTGCGACTTCTGCCGCTTCAAGCTTAACTACATTCCAAGGATTGTTTACAAGTTCTGGTTCAGCTCCAGCATCACCTGATAACGGTGATTTATGGTATGACTCGGCAAACAGTCAGCTAAAAGTATATGTGACTAACGCATGGCAAATCGCAGGAGCATATCTTCAAGGATTAATCTCAACCCATACATTTACTTGCACAGCGAACCAGACAGCATTCACAACTGATGATGCTTCAGGAACAATGTCGATAGCCGCTGAGAGTAATGTATTTGTATATCTCAATGGTATTAAACTTATTGGTGGTGGTACTGATTATTCAGTCTCAGGGAATACAATAACTTTAACATCAGGAGCTATTGTTAGTGATGTATTATATGTAGACGTTTTAACCAAGATAAGTACGACCCAAGAAACATCTTTAAATGCTCTGGTTACCCAAGCGACCACTGCGAAAACAGCGGCTGAAACAGCAAAAACAGCGGCTGAAACTGCTGAAACAGGTTCGGTTGCGGCTAAGAATTTAGCTGAAGGATATCGTGATACAGCGAGTACTCATGCGACAACAGCGAGTACTCAGGCTGGATTAGCAACAACAAATGGGGCGGCTCAAGTAGCCCTAGCTACAACTCAGGCAAACAATAGTGCTACGAGTGCAACTTCGAGTGCCTCAAGCTTAACTTCCTTTAATGGGATATATCGAGGAAGTAGTGGTTCTGCCCCCTCTTCTCCTGCAACTGGTCAGCTCTGGTATGACACTACGAATACTACGATGAAGGTTTACTCAGGTTCTGCTTGGGTAGCGGCCTATGTTAGTGGTGCTGGTTTCTTAGCAACCTCAGGTGGTTCACTTACAGGAGCTTTAGCAACCAACTCAACTATAGATGGTCGAGATGTAGCTACAGACGGAACAAAGCTCGATGGGATAGAAGCTTCAGCAGATGTAACGGATACAGCTAATGTAACTAGTGCAGGTGCTTTGATGACATCGGGTGGTACGATTAGCACTACTGGTGATTCAAATAGCAGTGAAGGTCTTGTAATAAATACTAGTGGAACGAACTTTGAGTCCGATGGTGGAATAATTCAAGTTACCCATGCTGGTACTGGTGGTAATACTGGTGGCTACTTTATGAAGTTCAAACATGGTGGTTCTGATAAGGTTACATTCAAGGGTAATGGTGAGCTTGTTCTAGCAGGAAGCGCAACTACAACCACACTAAATGCAACAACAGTTGATCTAGGAAACTGGACAGTAACAGAGAGTGGTGGAGTATTATTCTTTGCCACAGGTGGAACTAATAAAATGAAGCTCGACGCATCAGGTAATCTGACTTGCGTAGGTAACGTGACAGCTTATGGGAGCATGTAATGAGTAAAGCAAGAGATATGGCTAACCTTCTGACATCGACAGGAGATATAGCAGGAACAGCCCTCGATAATGTATCAGCGGCCCAAATTAATACGGCTCTCTTTGGAGCTAACAAATGGACGTTGGCTACAGTCTCAGAAAATCTAGTACTTTCCTATAACGGCACAGCTAAAGCCAAATTGGAAAGCGATGGAGATATAGTGGCAGTTCAAAATATTACAGCCTATGGGAGTGTATAAATGGCTATAGTTGGTAGTGGGGCTTTAAGCTTTCAAGCAATACAAAATGAATTTGGTGGCTCGCATCCTATTTCCCTAAGTGAATACTATAGGAACGGTGGAGCAGTCCCCTCAAATAATACAAACGTAGCGGAATCAGGTGCAATTAACGTAGGTAGTTTCTATAATGCCGTGAATGAAATCGGTGTAACAGTCTCATCAGGAGCATCAACTTACAATGTGCAAACAGCGGCATTCAGTTCCTACTGGACAACAGCCGTACCGAAGAGACTTACAATTAATGGTGGTGTCACTTTAGGCCACCTCACAGTTCCAGCAAATATGGCTGGCACACTAATAATAGATAACTCTGGTGCAGTCCTAGGGCTTGGTGGAAATTCGGCTGGAGCGGCTGGTGCAACAGCTATGACAATCCAATCTACTGGAGTAACAATCAACGTAGCCGCAGGTGCATTCATTCGAGGTGGAGGCGGAGCTGGCGGAAACGGGGGAACGGGCGGACAGGGACGTACTTCGCAGAACCATTGTACTTGTGGTGGAAATGGCCTTCCCGGCTGTTGTGCATCTTATTATAGCGACTATAGTAATTGTTGCGGTAATGATTGTAACAACTTCTATGGGTGTTGTACCTGTTACGTATACCATTCTGGTGGGGCTGGTGGAGCTTTTGGTCGAGGTGAAGGCTACAGTCAATCACAAGCCAACGGAGCTTCTGGCTCGGCTGGTGGCACGAATGCTGGAGCTGGCGGCTCGGGCGGCAACGGAGGCACTTTTGGCAACGCAGGTGCAAATGGTGCGACAGGAGCTAACGGAAACCACACAAATGGTTCTGCTGGTTCTGGTGGCGGAGCGGCTGGTAGAGCTGTAACTTTCTCAGGAGTATCAGCTTACACAATCATTGGTACAAACTCTGGAACAATTAACGGAGCGTACACATAATGACAGCTTCGGAAAGATATGAAATCTGCAAGGCATGTCCTTGGTTCAGATCAAGCATCGCACAATGTAAAAAATGCATGTGCATTATGAAACTAAAAGTTCACTTAAAATCTGCAAGTTGCCCTATCGGTAATTGGTAAAAGGAAATATAAATATGGATTATACAATAACAGAATTAACAGACGGCAATGCAGTCGTAACCTTTGCTGACGGTGCTTGGGCTAATGTTCCAGTGCTTACAGAAGACACAAAAGAAGTCTTTGAGAAAAGGGTTCAAGGATTTGCTACAAAAACTGTTGGGGAAAACCCTGCATGGATAGCGGCTTCCCAAACTGGGTCGGTAACTCAGGTAGCTTTAGGTGATGAAATTGAACCGATAACCTCAATAGAGGGGGAGGAGTTACCTGATTGGCTTCAAGCAAGAAAAGACGCATATGGCGGATGGGCAAGTCAACTTGAGTATATCACTGAGAACGGCTTGGCCGCTTGGCAAGAAGAAGTCGCAAGGATTAAAGCCTTACATCCTCAGCCTGAGTAGAGGATACTTTAAATGGATATAGAAACCCGTATCAATAAAGTCGAGTGGGTTTTGGAACGACATGACGAAAGCATAAAAGAGCTTCGTTCAGTTTCAAAAGACCTGCGTAATTCCCTCAGAAACATTCAGCAGTGCCTAACGCAGATTAAATACTTTGCATTGGGTGCAACTCTAATCCTCCTCGCTGACAAGCTTGGGTTTGGTGCAATATTCAGATTGATTGGAATATAATAAATGGACATAAAATTTACGATTGGTGCAATCATAACGGTCTGCTTACAAATGTTTGCGGCTGTTTGGTACATTGCTCAAACCGATGCTGTTATTGAAGATTTAAACGTCACAGTAGCTGAGATGAGTTCTACTATGGCCATTGAGAATAACGTCAACCTTAAGAGAGACGTAGAAAGTAATCGAGATAGTGTGACAAGTCTCAACACTGAACTTAACGCAATGAGTTCACATGTGACTAAGGGCATTGGCGACTATCAAGATATAGCTCGTAGACTTTCGATAATGGAAGTTGAGTACAAATATATGCAAAAAGAATTAAGCTCTCACAGACACAGAAGAGTTAAACAAGGCAAAGGTGGATGAAATGTTAAGCAACCTACTCAGTGGGGGGTTGATTGGATCAGTTGGAAAAATAGTCGATAGCCTTCACACAAGTGAAGAAGAAAAACTAGCTGTGAAGGTACAACTTCAACAGTTAGAAAATGAACTCAATTTACGACAGATGGATATAAACTTAGCAGACGCTAGGTCAACTAATCAGGGTCTCTCAGGCTTTATGCAAAGAGCTTGGAGACCCTTGATTGGGATGTCCTGTGCAATAGCGATATTCTGGGAATATGTTTGTAAGCAGTTCATTCTATTCCTTCTCGCTGTATTCAACATCGAACTAATACAACCCCTACCAAAACTACCCCTCGAAGCACTTATGCCGTTAGTACTCGCATTACTTGGTATGGCTTCCATCAGAGGAATAGAGAAAATTAAGAAAGTCGCCAAATGACAAATAAAGAAATAATGGAGAAGCTACACTTATGCCTAGCAGAAAATCTATTAACAAAAGTCCAAGACCCCGAAGCAAAAGCGTCAGACCTAAACGTGGCAAGACAGTTCCTAAAGGACAATCATATCGAAGGTCTACCCGTTGATGGTTCACCTCTAAGTGACCTTATCGATACCCTACCGAACTTTAAAAATGACGATGAAGCCGAAGAGTTTACTGAGCTACTACGTCACTAAAGGAAACCTATGTTTACAGCTAAAACATCTATGGGTCTCCCGATAGCTAAAGACCCTTTAAACGACTTTAGGAAATTTCTATTCGTAGTCTGGAAACACTTAAATCTTCCTGACCCTACACCAGTCCAATATGATATCGCCAAGAGCATACAGAACGGTAAGAAAAGACTTATCATCGAAGCCTTCCGAGGCGTTGGTAAGAGCTGGATTACCTCAGCTTATGTTGTCTGGCTTTTGTATATGAACCCTCAATTAAATATCCTCGTAGTCTCAGCATCTAAAACACGAAGCGATGATTTCACTACGTTTACTTTAAGGCTCATTAAGGAACTGGAGATACTAGCTCATCTGAAGCCCTCAGACGACCAGAGGCAATCCAAGATATCTTTTGATGTGGGGCCAGCAAAAGCCTCACATGCCCCTTCAGTGAAGAGCGTAGGTATCACTGGACAGCTTGCAGGTTCCCGTGCTGACTTCATTATTGCTGATGATGTAGAAGTACCCAACAACTCCATGACCCAAGGTATGAGAGATAGACTATCAGAAGCTGTAAAAGAGTTTGATGCTATCTTAAAACCAGAAGGTCGTATCGTTTACTTAGGGACACCACAAAACCAAGAAAGTCTCTACAATAAGTTACCCGAAAGAGGTTACGAAGTTTCTATTTGGCCTAGTAGGTTCCCTACCCCAGACCAACGTATTGGTTATGGCTCTTGTTTAGCCCCAATGATTTACAAACAGCTCGACAAAGACCCTGAGATTGAAGGTAACCCAACAGACCCCAAAAGGTTTAATGACCACGATTTAATGGAGCGAGAAGCATCTTACGGTAGGTCAGGCTTTGCCTTGCAGTTTCAGCTCGATACTAGGCTCAGTGATGCCATGCGATACCCTCTTAAGGTGTCTGACCTCATTGTGATGGACACGGACTCAGAGACCGCCCCAGAGCGTCTCATATGGTCTTCTGATAGCCAATATATTGTCGAGGAATTACCCAATGTTGCCTTCAGTGGTGACCACTATCACAAGCCGATGGCTATTGAAGGTGACTTCGTAGAATACACAGGCTCTGTAATGTCTATTGACCCCTCAGGCCAAGGTAAGGACGAAACAGGTTATGCTGTAGTTAAGATGCTTCACGGTAACATGTTTGTCCGTAGATGTGGTGGTCTTCGTGGTGGATACGATGAGAGGACTTTAAGGAAACTTGTAGAGATTGCTAAGGAAGAACAGGTTAACGAGATAATCGTTGAGAGTAACTTTGGTGGCGGAATGTTTAACTCTTTACTCACCCCTATCTTAGGTAAGGAATACCCCTGCACTCTTTCAGAAGTTCGACACAATACACAAAAAGAGAAAAGGATTATTGATGTCCTAGAACCTGCGTTGAACCAACATAGATTAATCATGGATAAGAAGCTGATAGCGGATGACTATAAGAGTACACAGAACCTTCCTCCAGAACAGGCTCTAAGATACCAACTGATGTACCAACTGACCCGTCTGACGGCTGATAGAGGCTCTCTGGCCAATGATGACCGACTAGATGCACTCGCAATGGCGGTACAGTTCTGGGTGGCACAAGTTGCACAGGACAATGAGAGACAAATAGATACTCGAAGGACTGAATTGTTAGCCAGAGAAGTAGATAACATGAGAGATAAGACTTCTTTAGGTCTAGCTGTAATGATGTCCCACAAGTCTACCTCAGGAAACTCATGGCTATGACACTACCGTTGATTAAGAAGTTTAGAGAATGGAACACAGTAGACCACTGGATTGACCTAATTGTAGATGTAGGACTGATAGTCTTCGATATTCTATCATCACCAGTGCTAATTTTGGTAAGAATAATAAGAAACACAATCAATAGGTTCATTAAGGGACACATAAAAAGGTTCCTTAAATACATTATTCACAAATTAATTACCGTCAAAACCTAATAGGTTGCACTATAGGTATAACTAATAGTTAATCTTATTGATTAATAAGAAAGATAAATAAGAATGATAATATTATAGAGAGCTATAGGTACTAGGAGTTAACTTTAAGTAGACCTGCGAGTGACCCCTGAAAGATTTAGAAGAAAAAATCTGAAGACCTAATCGTATATCGAGCCAGCAAAAAATCCCCCCTAGTGGGTCGAGTAGCTCAGACCCTAGATTTATAGGTGATTGTGCCAAATTATTATGCCACAGCACCTCGATAGTCATAAAAATAAGGATGGGGGTGGGTATTGGTTACAGTGATATAGGTTGCTGACGTATATATTTATCGTTATTTATCAATGACTTAGCATTTCTCAAGGTATTTCTGAGATTTCAGCTCGATTTCGAGTTGCGTCTTTCTTTGTTACCTATCGTTTTCGGTATACACTTAAGGAAAGCTAATAGTATCCTAGTTTAATTAGAGAGGGGAATTGAAATGAAAGATAAAACAAAGGCGTGTGTAGTCGCCACCTTTATTGGTGTATTGGTCAGCGTTGTCGCATTTGCCTTCATTATAGTTATCGGAGGCTACTTAGGACAAGATTGGAATCTTCTCTATCAGGGTGAAGGAGTACCTCTTATCGGAAACCTCTTCGCTATTGGTATTCCAGCTTTTCTCGGTGCTTATTTCGCTCAATCTGTGGATTAGTCAGGTAGAACTCACAGTACCTATCGTTTTCATGAACACCTAAGAGAGACACCTAAAGCTACCTATAGTTTTCTACTGTCGAACTTCTCGACACTACATACGGATTATCCGTGCGAACAAACTCCCTACCATAGGGAAAACATGTTCCGCACCATGCGGAGTTCTAATTCTGCGGTAAGTTCCGCAGAACCTAAAGTCTACCTACGGTAGCTTCTTAACATTTCGGTAGGCTTGACAGCCCTGCCCTAATCTATATGCTTTCCGTCACTAACTGAGCTTGAACTTGCTGTGCGCAACTTCGAGCTTTTTTTGTTTTTAAGGTATAGACTTTGCGAATTGAAAGTATCTCCTGCTTAGTCTTTTTAATTAGGTTGCACGTAAAAGTGACCTAGCTGTCCACCCACTAGTAATGCTCTCTCCTATTAGGTTGCTCTTAAGAGTAACTGCGAAGTGATTCGAATTTATTAGGATGTATGTAAGAGTAACTGAGCTGAATTGGCTCAAAACCAAAAGTACTTTTCAAGTGTTGCCTATTTAGTAGGCACTTTTAAAAAAGATATTTGGAAATGTACGTTTATTCTTGCACATTTTTTTAGCCTTACCAGCTTGACCAAAAAGATGAGAACGAACAAAGAACATCTATGGTTCACAGCTTTATACTTTTTACAACAATAAAGATTATAATTATTTTAAGGGTTCACAAGATTTTCATCTTGTTTCAATTCAAATCACATATATAAATAAAAACAGAAGTGTGACACGGCCATTCTATCTCATGACGAATGAGCGATACCGCACCAATCTAAAAGGAGAGAGAAAAGCAACCTTCGGGTTGTCCATATGTTCGCAATTCTGCGGCCATATAATTAGTGAGACGTTATCTTTTGGGAGAGGAAACATCTACTCACTACCTTTAGGAAAGATGCAAAACAATGAATACGACTACCAGACCTCCGCCAGAATACTACACTAACCAACCTATTGGCCCTGCTTGGAATAAGTGTGAAGAACTATGCCGCCTCATAACTACAGGAAAGCTCGAAGATGGCACTGCTGTCTCCATCCCTGCCTTTCTTTGTGATGAGTTCTCAAACATAGACCCTATCACCGACAATGGCTTCTACCTTGGTGCAAACGTAACCTACAGTGACCGACATGCTCGATGTCACATAACTATCGACACTGCACATCAGCAAGTACGCTGTAAAATGGGGGTCGAATCAGCCTCTTTAAGCTACCTAAAAGACCGTTGGGGATTGAATGATTTCATTAAGAACCAGCTCTATTCTCATAAATCTCTCGATGTAGATGATTTTTATGAAGACGATATAGCCCTATAAATAAGGGTTTACATCAAAAGCGTGGGCGTTAGTTGTAATTAATATTACCGTCCACGCAATTAATACTTGCATTATTTAACCGTGGGTGCGATAAGCACTTATGGGAAACCGTGGGCGCATTGACGTTCATGTCTTCTCCCTAACGAGTTAACCAGCAGGAATAAATTGATGACTAATGACGAAAAAATCAAAATGCACCAACTCAACTATAGAACATTCAAAAGTATGTTTGATGATTACGAGAAGGATGCAAATGATGAAACGATTGAACCTAGCATCAGAGAATACTGTCTCAAAGGTATGAGGGACATGAGATTATCCATGCGTAGTGCGAAACGTAAACTTGATAAATTAACCAAGAAAGGAACAAATAATGGCTTATGATTTAACAGTACTAGAAGATGCTTACCAAGAATGTAG